GCTTTGTTATTCCAACGCTTCATTGAGCAACACACACACTTTGGCGTATTGCCTTTGCACCTCCTTATCGGTGTACAAAATGTTGCTAAACTCGTTTACAGAATTGATTGCCGTTGAATGGTCACGATGGATGATCCGCCCAATTTCCGCCCACGGCATCCCTAACCTTTTTCTGCAAATAAAGTTAAACATGTGACGGGCATATAACGATGCCCGTTTCCGTGATGGGCATAGTATTTCATCGGGTGTTAATTCCGATACTGTGCAAACCGCCCTCAATACTTCCTTCCAATGGTTGGGTGCATCGTTAAAATCCACCCGTGGGTTTATTATTTCACGCTTTAACAATTGGATTTTGGTTAGGGCTTCGCTTTGTATCTGCACTAACAATAATCGCAGTCGTTTAATTTCTTGTCGTTGTAAGTGTAATTGCTGGTAATGGCTTGTCATATCTTCTACAAAGGTACAAATAAACACGAAATAAACAATTAACGAATATCATAATTTCCATAGTTGGATTTGATACCCAATGCCATCATTTCATGATACCTCCAACTGTCAATGGCGTGATCCGTGCCAATCGGGTTGTTCATGCTTCGCCCCTGGGCATCACTATCCCAACAATAATTCCGCAACTCCTTGATTAAATTGGTGGATGTGGATGTAATTAAATACGATTGTGATTGCATTATCTGTATTCCGTAATTGATGGAATCCTTGCCCTTGGTCACTCCCTTGATTCTTATGCCGTATCTTTTAATTTCATCGATTGATTTTGGTTCGGCACTATCCGCATAAACTGGCACATGGTTGGGTAATGCCTTGGCAATGTCTGAATTAAGCATTCCCGTGCGATATGCGACCTCATCGATGATTCTTTGACCATTGTATTCATAAACGGCTACGATGGCCGTGGGGTCGTTTGTATACCCAAAATCCACACCAATGCCAAGCAACCTCGCATCCTCTGGAATGGTGTCAATGGTTTGCCAATTGCTGAATATAACCCCTTGTAGGTTTCCAATCTCACCAAGTCCATATACCCGCCACCAATTGGCCCAATAATTTGATGTGGTTGCCCTATCCCGTGCTTTTTCAATTTCCGTCACAATTGATTTGTCCAACGCTTCGTTGTCCTTGTATGTAAGTACAATCATTTCCGCATCGGGGTCGTTGACCAATTCACTATCCACCCAAAATTCCGCAACGGGGTTATAATCCAAATAAATAAACTTTCGGGTACGAATCGCCATTTGGTAGTACGATTCCCAATCGATGTTGTTGCACTCGTTTACAAAAAGAACATCACGCCTTGCACCCCTTAATTTTTGCGGTTGGTCTGCGCTAAAAAATTCAATGTAACTTTCGTTGCTAAACTTATAAGTCCATGATGATTTGTTCCATTTCAACGGATCAAACATGCCAATCATTTCCATAATTTTAATAAAGTCACGAATAGCACCCCTCCGAAGGTGGGGGATGGTTTCAGACACAACGCTTATTTCACACTTTGGATTTTTGACTGCATAATCAATCAGCAACGGAATAATCGAAAAGGTTTTTGAACTTGATGTTCCGCCCCTTACAATTCTAACCCGTTTGCGTAATTGACTAATCTTGACCTGGGCCGTTGTCTTCTGCAACATTTATATCAATCCCGTTGAAAATCGGTTTCTCTTTTTCCTCCAATACATTGTGGCTCATTGAAAGTTTGCGTAATTCTTCTTCGCTACTTATCAATTTCATGAGTGCCAATTGCAAGGTGGGTTGTTCACTCATATACCATTTGGAACGCATTGCAACTTTCAAATTTGTTTTTACTGATAGCAATGCCTCTTTTATAGCGTTGGATTCGTGGAGTTTGTGAGCATAAAATGTGCTTTTATCACATGGTAAATACGCCACGATGTCTTCAATAAAAAACAACTTGTATTTATCAATGGCCTCTAATGATAGGCGTTGTAATTCTTCGGTCTTGTATGCCATTATTCGTCTGGGGTTATGGGAATGGGCATCCAATAAACTACATCCAACCTTTGGTCGGTGTGTGAGCAATGCCATTGCCCGTCATAGTAAGTCGCCACAAAGGGAATGCCCCGTTCGGTGTGAACCAATACGGGGTGTCCTTCTTCGGGTAATGTTCGTTCAATCTTCCTCCACGCTTTCATCGTGTTTTTGTGCTTCTTCGTAAGTGTCGTAAAATGTTTCTTCGCCGTTGTAACTGTTTGTTACCAAGAAGTCAACTTGGTGCCCCATGCAAGAACAAATTGAAATCCCATTTTCAAGGGCTATGTAAACATAACCAGAATTCGGATTAAATCCAACTTCCATAATTTCCTCTCTTGAACATTCGTTGGCATAAGCCATGAAAATTTTAGAAAATCCTTTTGCTTCTGCATAGGCAATTGACCCGTCAACGCCATTCATTGTAATGTTATTTGTCATATTCATATGGCGAAGATACATTTTATATTTGCAATACCAAATTATTTTTCAATAAATCTTAAAAATTCTTGTCTGCAATTCAAATCCTCTTTGAAGATTCCAACCATCTTTGATGTGATTGTGGGTACATTTTGTTTTCTTACCCCACGCATACTCATACACATATGTTGGGCTTCCAATACAACTGCAACTCCTTTGGCATCCAATTCCTTCATAAGTTTCTCCGCAATTTGTGTTGTGATGCGTTCTTGGTTTTGGAAGTTCCTTGAATACATATCAACGCACCTGGCTAACTTAGACAACCCTACAATTTTGCCATTGGGAATGTATGCCAAATGTGCAACTCCATAAAACGGTGCAAGGTGGTGTTCGCATAGTGAATGAAATGGAATGTTCTTTTGAATAATCATTTCGTCCGTGCCTTCTGCATCAAAGGTTGTGAAGTTGAAATCGGGTGGCGATAAAAATTCTTTCAAAAACTTAATGTACCTCTTTGGGGTTTCTCTTAATCCCTCCCTTGTCGGATCGTCAAAGTATTCCAATATGCGTAATACATTTTCCTCAATTTCAATTTCACCTTTCTTTTCCCACGGAAATTCTAACCAGCAATCAAATTCGCTTTTTTCGAATAAAGCAATAAATGGTTTGTCGGGGTACATTGTCAACCACTTATCTTTCGTCGCTCCCGAATCTACCAAATCATCGATAATGTAATCGGCTTCCTCTGGTGTATCAACTGGGTTTAATAACGCGGCAATGTATTGACCGCCTCTTGGTACTCCATAATACTTCTTGGTTTTGTCTAATTTCTCAACTCGGGCCTTAATGTCGGCCCAAGTTATACTCCCGTTTTTTTGTTCCATATTTCAATGTGTAATCTGTTTGTGAATTTGTGATAATGTTTCTTGGCAATTTCAGCAACAATTGGCTTGGTGATGTTTAATAACTCTTGGTGTTCTCCCGATGGCATTAACCAAATTTTCTTTGGATCAATAAATGAATAATCGGCTTGAATTTCATCGTAATCTTCCCATGACGATAATACAAATTTGAATTGGGTTGGTAGTTGGTTAAATACTTCTAACACATCGGCCTTGTATCTTATTGGTTTGTCGTTACCCGAGTTTTGCAATTTAGGTGAACAGTTCCATTGGTCAACCAATTGTTTCATTTCTTCAATTGGCTCAATTGTACCATTGGTTTCAACTTCAACAAAACAATCTTTGTTAAGTACACCACGCACATATTGAATAAACTCTACCAATTTACTTTGGTTCATTAATGGTTCTCCGCCCGTTAAAATTAAGTTTGCACCATTGGTAATGGCTTGGGTACACTCATCGTCTAATACTTCGTCAAACGGCTTCATTTTGCCTTTCATCCATACTTCAATTGTATCGCAACGCCATGTTGCCCCATCGTGCAACTCCCCATCGAATTGTGTGCCGTTTCCTCCACACATTAAATTGCAACCCGATAAACGAACAAAGACAGATGGATAACCCGTGGTGATTCCCTCTCCTTGGATTGAATAAAATACCTCAGCGATTGGTAATGTTTTATGGTTCATAAATAACTATGCTTGTTTTTGTTTCACCTATTTGAATTTTTACAATTGGCATACCGCCTTCGTTTTTAATTCGGTTGAATAACCATATTGCCATGTGTTCCGCACTTGTTTCAAATGGAAGTTTAATATATACTTCATTAACTGCATCCAATACCATGCACAACGGATCTTGGTCATGCAATATGAAATAATGATCGTATGACTTGATAATTGGTTCGACCTTTGCATCAATATCTGAAAATAACATTGTTACCCCGTCTTTGATTTCGTTAAATTGGAAATCACACACAACATCGTATGTATGTCCGTGAATCCTTCCGCACTTTTCTCCCGCTAACTTATTGCGGTGTGCAGCATAAAAATGATATTTTTTTTGTATTTTCATATTAATCTTGATTACCAGCGTATTTGTTATATATTTTCAAACTTTCTTCCGCTGCAAAAGTTAAAACTCCTATGTGTTCATGGTTTTTTGGAACATTAAATTTAGGAAATTTATTATTTTTTACCACTAACCATTTTTCAAATCTATCATGTGTAATTGATTTTTTGATATTATTAATGTGGTTCTTTCCTATTGATGTTTCAATTTGACCATACCTTACTCCACTAATCCATGAACTTGAATCTGCGGTTGAACAAAAATTCAAATCTTTTAATTTTTTCTTTTCAGTACATCCCAATAAATGAATATCAATTGATGGTTTTTTGTTTTTAATAAAGTGTGCAATCTGATCTAAATAGTTCTTTTTCCCACAAAATCTTAACTCTGGAACCGATATTGCAATATAATCTGAAAATTCAATTAATCGTTCTAATCCTTTTTGTCCGTCTTCAATGTGAAATACATTAATGATACGATTTGGTACTTTATCCCTCATTTTAATTCTATAATCCCATGCTTTTTGAACTCCCAATACTTTTTGACAATCAACTTCAACCATTGTGCCTTTGTATTCTTCCCACAAAACATAATCAGTTAAACATTCATACCATTTATTGAGATACGCTTCATCTTTTTTGCCTTTCAACGCACCAAACATTAATGTAAATAATCCACTATCTAATATGTAATGTTTGTAATTAGAAGCAATTTCTGTTATTATTTTTGAATTCCCAAATTTGCCACTCTTAAACATTTTATACACAAATGGGAATGCCGTACCTAATCCATATTGAGATTCCGCAGCAATAGAACAAATTGCATGAGAAATATCTTCCGTCGTCGCAAAATGGACTTTTAGATTTGATTGATTTTTAACTATCATATTTCAATTCTTGCACCTCCCGTTTGTTCTTCCCATACCTCAACCCATTTTACACCATCGTCCATTCCGAACTCCAACAACTCATTGGCAATCATTTCACATGACATTGCTCCAAATTGTGCTGGTACTCCATACGCTTCATTGATATAATCTTCAATTTCAGCCCTGGCGATAAAAATTTCCTTTTCTCTATTAAGGTCTTCAACTTCATAGCCAACTTTAATTACAAATTGATGGCGGTGTGGAAATTGAAGAAAATTTACTTGCTTAGGTGCATTGGGGTAATTGTGAAAACCCTCAATTGTTATTTGTGCGATTACTTGCTTTTTCATATCAATTACGACATACATTATTTATTTGCAATTTAGCAACTCAAAAACAATTTTTTCTTTGCTACCGCCCAATTTATTAAACGCTTCAATTACTTTATTGTAATCATCCTCGGTGTATTCCAAAGTTATTGTGTTCGCACTTGGTTTATCGTCTTCGTTTTTTGAATTGTCTTCACTAAAAAAATCATCCAAACTTACATCTGACGGTTGCCAAACATCCAACCCCCAAGCGGATAACAATTCGGGTTCCCATTCATTTGCCAATACATCCCAATCCCATTCTCCGAATCCTACATTGTCCTTAATAATAAACTCTTTTTGTTGCTCGGGTGTTAGATCGGATGCTTTTATGATTGGCACTTCCTTCAATCCAACTTCTTGAACGGCCCGTAAACGCATATTCCCACCAAGGACCACCATATCATCATTGACAACGATGGGGCGGAGTTGTAGCATCTGCGGAAAGTCCTTAATGGATTGCACTAACTTCTTAAACTTATCATCTTTGATGACCCTGGGGTTCGTATCGTTGGCGATGATGTCTTTGGTTTTTACTGTTTGTATCATTTGTTAAGTTTTATTTGATGTGTGATAATTAAAAAGTCCATGTGTTGTTTCTTGTCACCTAATTCTAAATGGTGCTTTCTGCAAAGTGCCATTAAATTTTCGATGGTGTCCTTGGTTTTTGTGCCTCCCATTCCCCGTGGTTGGATGTGGTGAATATCAATCGCCTGGGATCCACACACTTCACACGGGATAAAATCCGTGGTGTCATAACCAAAGTATGTTAAATAAATCTTTGTGTGTGGTTTCATCTTTGATGGCTTTCAAATATAGTTCATTACAAACGCGTGGGTTCATCTCCATGGCTTTGCCTACCTTTTCCCATGTCATGCCCATATCCTCGCGTAGAATCATGATTGCGTACTTCTTAGCAAGGATTTCACGGCGTCTAACCACGGCCCCCATTTTGCTCGGTCTTGAAATTTCTGTCTGCATTTTATACACATATAAATTTGGTTCGGTTCAATGTTTGGCCCCAACTCGTTGATAAGTTCTTTTGTTGATTCTGCATAATGGTCACAACAATCACAATGGTTTCTCGTAAGTTTCATACACCTGGGTTAATTCGTTTATCATGTTTTGCCATGCCTTAGGGTTGCAAGAACATGGCTTTTGGATTCTTTTACTTTGGAATATGCGTGACCACATCACCGCGATTTTGTCGGCTTCCATTGGGGCTAATGTTGTGCTATTTACACTCTTAAAATATGTCCACCATTCGTATTCATGTTCTGTCATACACAATGGTTTGCGATAAGGAAATATCTTGTTTAATTTTTCCTTTCGTTCTGTGCATCCACAATCTTCCCCTCCAATAAATTTCACAAGGGCTTCAATCCCCGTGGCTTTGGTCACCTTCGCTATCGTATCCCCCACCCCGATGGATGGTCGTGATTCGGTGTACTTCTTCCGTGTTTCGTTTTTCTTCTGCATAAATTTTATATTTTACCGTTGTTCTTTGTTTGATAAATTGTTTCGCGTTTTTGATTGAGTTAAAAACACTATGGGTTGGAATGCCCGTCTTTTTTTCAATGTCCCGCATCGAATGTCCGTACACAAAATGCAGTTCCAATAACATCTGGTCATAATCGCGAAGGTCATCAATTGCTTTCTTTACTTCACCCATCAAGTCCATGTGTGCCATTTCAGCCATTTCGGGGCTTTCTACGGGATTGAATTGGTCTTGGTGTGGTATTGTCTTGTTTTCCGCCCGTTTGATGTCTATAAACGCATTATGTAGCATTTTGAATAAATAGATGGTGTTGATGGTTCCGTTGTAATTGGCGAATCTGTTTAGCGAACCCTCTTTGATTTGTATTTCCCCCAACTTCAAATACATCGTTTGTACCATATCATCGACCTCATCACGATTCGCACCCAAGTATTTGGCTATTTTGATCCATTCAATGTGGCGTTTGG